TAACTTTCCGTACCTAGAGGACGAACACATTAAAGTTTATATCAATAGCATAGAAAAACTTCCAAGCGACTTTACTATATCAACATCTCCCACTACAAAGATTGTGTTAAACACCCCAACTACTGGTGGAGAAACAGTGCGAGTTCGACGTAAGAGTCAACCAAATGATGATCTTGTGGATTTTGTAAACGGTTCTATATTAACGGAATCTGAATTGGATAGAGGTTATCGACACACCCGTTATCTTGCAGAAGAAGCCAGTGAGTTTGCGTCTGTATCTTTAGAGCTTGAAGGTTCATTGGAAGGTAGTCAGATAACTAACGGTACTGTATCAACCACGAAAATAACAGATGGTGCGATCACTGAAGGTAAGTTAGCAAACGGTGCTGTCGCTACTGATAAGTTAGCAAACGGTGCTGTCACTACTGATAAGTTAGCAAGCGGTGCTGTCGCTACTGATAAGATCGGTGCAGACGCAGTGGACGGAACTAAGATAGCGGATAATTCTATAGACAGTGAACACTATGTAGATGGTAGTATTGATACCGCAAATATAGCCGATGAAGCTGTTACAAGTAGTAAGATCAGTACAACAGACGCTAACTTTAATGTGCAATCAAATGGAAATGTTGGTATAGGTACAGCTGCTCCTGCTAACAAACTACAAGTTCATGGAAATATCATATCAGTTGCAAGTAGTATCGAAGTCAGTAACGGAGGCAGTGCAAACGGTCAAGGAATGTACTCTCCTGATATTAATGAATTGGCATTTTGTACAGCATCAACAGAGCGTATGCGTATCGACGAAGATGGAAATGTTGGTATTGGCACTACCACTCCAAACAGTTCAGCTAAACTAGACGTATCAGGTACAACAGGTGGTATTCTTTTTCCTAGATTAACAAATGCTCAACGAGACCTTTTAACTCCCGTAGCTGGTTTAGTAATATACAATACTACTGGAAGCAGGTTACAAGTTTACTCTGGCGGACAATGGGTAAACTTACACGCATTATGACGATGATCGACTCCCTCCCCAACCTTCTTAACACCGGACTTGTCGTCGCTCTTGGCGTGATCGGGTGGATTATCAAGCGTATGATCGAACGGTTAGACCTTGGTGATAAACGGCTTACGAAGATAGAGGTGGAGCTTGCTGCACAGAGGGAGAGAGACGCTGCTGTTGAAAGCAGGATGAGTAAGGTTGAGGCTGCTATCAATGAGATGCACAACAAGATTGACCGGATGATGGAGATATTAGTGAGGAAATAGATATGCCAAAAGGATTATACGCAAACATCAACAGAAGAAAGAAACTCGGTATTAGCCGTAGTAAGAAGAAGTCAACGATAGCACCTAAAGCATACGCTAATATGAAGCGTGGGTTTAAGAAGAAGTGAGTGTATCGTTGTCCATAGGCAGAGGTGAGAAAAGCAAGAAAGGCGGACTCACTGCAAAGGGACGGGCTAAGTACAATAGAGCTACTGGTTCTAAACTGAAAGCTCCGCAGCCTGGCGGTGGACCACGTAAGCGTTCCTTCTGTGCCCGGATGTCCGGCGTTAAAGGACCGATGAAGAAACCTAATGGTAAACCTACTCGTAAGGCTTTAGCTTTGCGGAGGTGGAAGTGCTGATGGCTAGACCATACAGAAGACCTCGTGTTGCTCGTCCGAGTCCGCTGATTGCTCAGTACAATACACTTGGTGCGGTTGCTGCGGGCGGTGTGACAGAGGCAATAGCTACGACTGCTGCTGCACAAACCATCGTGGATTCTATAACATCAGACCCTGATATCATTGGTTTGAGTGGTGGTAACGCACCGTTGAGTGACCCACAGATTGATTCTTTAAGAGCTGATGCCAGTGATAACTTAGATGTTTACAACGGAGGAGGAGCATAACAAATGGCTACATTTAGTAAAAGAATACAACTTAGAAGAGATACCGCAGCAAACTGGGCATCCGAGAACCCGGTGCTTCTTGAAGGAGAGATCGGAATCGAATTAGACTCAGCTAGGAATAGAATTAAGATAGGAGACGGAGCGACTGCTTGGAACTCTTTGCCTTACTTCTTGGACGCNCGTGAAGANGANGTCGGAGATTACAACGACTTTTTAGATGGTTTAAGTACACCGTAACGAGAGAGAGATGAGTAGTTTATTAACACAGTTAGGTCAGAAGGTTAAAGCCAAGCTTGATAACAAGTTAAACAAGTCAGGAGGTTTAATTAGCGGAGATTTATCTGTTTCACAATCTATACAGTTCGGATCGTACTTATCATCCGCTTTACCAGCTAACGGTACATCAGGTCGTGTTATCTACGTAACAGACGGTGACGGAAATGGCGGGCCTTGCCTGGCGATTGACGACGGTACGGACTGGAAGATCATAGAGCTTGGAGGTAATGTACCAACTGTTACGCATATCCTTGCAGAAGATGGAGATAGCTTAACAAGTGAGCTTGGGGACATATTAATTGTAGAACCCGTCGCTTGACAGCTATTAGCTAAACTTATAGTCTTTATCAATCATTTGAACTCGTGGCTTATTGTTACGAATCTCGGTTAACCCACAAAAGAAAGTATATATATTATGTCTAGTTTGCTTACCCAATTGGGTCAAAAAACAAAAGTAGAGCTTGATAAGAAGCTTGCCCTTGCAGGCGGAACGATGACTGGGGCTTTGACCCTCAGCGGTGCTCCAACTGCTTCCCTCCACGCCGCTACCAAAGCATACGTTGATTCAGTATCTTCGACTGCTTCCGGTCTTCAAACTGAACTTGACGCTACTCAAGCTGGTGCAGGCCTCGGTGCTAACGGTGCTTACACAGCTAATGGTTCTGCCAACTACATCAGTTCGGTAACGACCCTTCAAGCTGCTGATAACGCCCTTGATACTCAGATTAAAGCCAATGCTGATGCTATCGCTTCTAACGACAGTGATATCTCCACCTTACAATCTAACGTAAGCAGCAACGATTCTGACATCGCCACCCTTCAATCGAACGTTAGCTCGAACGACAGCGACATCGCTACTCTTCAGTCCAACGTTGCCTCGAATGATAGTGATATCAGCACCTTGCAAAGCAATGTTTCCAGTAACGACACTGACATCGCTGCTCTGCAAACTAAAGCTGGTTCCCTTGCTACTGACGGTAACTCTGCTTCCTTCTCCGGTGACATCTCAGCTGCTAACGCTGTATTCTCCGGTAACTTGACCGTTCAAGGAACAACCACCTCCGTACAGACCACCAACATCGATGTTTCTGACTCGTTGATGAATCTGTCTAAAGGTGCTGCTTCCGGTGCTAACGCTTCTAATGACGGTGGTTTCATCGTTGAGCGTGGTTCTTCCGAAAGCAATGTTGCATTCATCTGGGACGAAGGAGACGACAAGTTCAAGGTTCTCTCGACCTCCGCAACTGCTGCTTCTTCCGACATCTCCGGAACTGACGGTTCGGCTACTCTTGCTGACCTCGACGCTAACCTCTACCACAACGGTACTGAGTTAGGAACAGTCGCTGAGTTTGAGTCTGCTTTAAGCTAAGACTTAGCACATCCATCATTAAGGGTCGCCACTGCGTAGCGGGGGCGGCTCTTTTTGTTTACAAAGATAACAAGCAATAGTACACTTATATTATGTTAGATCACAAACAAGCTTCATCGTTGCATGACGAGGTGGCGAACGCATACCGAGCGAGCATCGATCTTATGAACGAGACTGGAGAGTATTCAGCGGCTCTTTTAAATGGAGCTAGACAGCTGTTGAAAGACAATAATATCGTAATGGACAGCGGTGTAGGTACTCCTCTGGAAGCATTAGATCATCAATTAAAAGCGTTACCATTTGAAGAAGAACAACATCGAGATACCACCCAAGCTGAGGGACTTTAGAAACTTTCTATACTTAGTTTGGAAACACCTTAACCTCCCCGATCCCACTTCGCTTCAATACGATATAGCGGAGTACCTACAGCACGGTCCGAAGCGGTCTGTTATAATGGCGTTCCGGGGTGTAGGAAAAAGTTGGATAACATCAGCCTTTGTAGTACACCAGCTGCTACTCAATCCATCTAAGAACATACTTGTTGTATCTGCCAGTAAGAATAGATCGGATGACTTCTCTACCTTTACCCTTCGTATCATCCAAGAGATTCCCATACTACAAGGATTAAAGCCGTCAGAGAACCAACGATTCAGTAAGATTGCATTTGATGTTGGACCTGCTCCAGCCTCTCACGCACCCTCTGTTAAGTCATTAGGTATATCGTCACAGCTCACCGGGTCCCGTGCAGACATCATCGTAGCGGACGACGTAGAGGTAGCTAATAACAGTGCTACTCAAGGAATGAGGGATAAGCTGGATGAACAAGTAAAGGAGTTCGACGCTATCGTTAAACCACTGGACTCCTCCCGTATCATCTTTCTTGGTACTCCTCAATGTGAGGACAGTATATACAACAAACTGCGAGAGAGGGGCTACAAGAGCCGTATATGGCCTTCAGAGTACCCGGAGGATACAGAGGCTATAAATAACTACGGAGGCGATCTAGCACCCCTTATAGCAGATAACATAGCTCCTGATACAATAGGCACCTCTACAGAACCCCTACGGTTCACTGACTTAGACCTGGAAGAACGAAAGATGAGCTACGGTAGAACCGGGTACGCTCTTCAGTTCATGTTGAACCCTAAGCTATCTGATGCTGATAGATACCCACTAAAGATTAACGATCTGATTATATCTGATGTAGACGTAGACTTAGCTCCTGAAAAGATAGTGTGGTCGTCTGACCCGGATAATACCGATAGAGAACTACCTAATGTCGGATTGGCGGGGGATCGATTTAGGCGTCCCTCTTCCACCGTTGGTGATATGATACCTTATACAGGGTCTGTGTTATCTATTGACCCCAGTGGACGAGGTAAGGACGAGACGGGGTACGCTGTAGTAAAGATGTTAAACGGTCAGCTGTACGTACCTGATGCGGGCGGTATAAAGGGTGGTTACGACGAGAAGACCCTGAAGGAGTTGGTAGCTATAGCAAAGGATAACAAAGTTAATACTGTAGTTATAGAATCTAACTTTGGAGACGGTATGTTTATGGAACTGATTAAACCGTTGTTTCGTACCACCTATCCAGTAACTATAGAAGAAGTAAGACATAACAAACAAAAGGAACTTCGTATAGTCGATGTATTGGAACCTGTACTTAATGCTCATCGTCTTGTTGTTGATCCCTCTGTTATAACATATGATTACAAGTCAGCTCTTAGCTATCCCATAGAACAACAAACTAGATATATGTTAATGTATCAGCTATCAAGGATAACAAGAGATAGAGGATCACTAGTACACGATGACCGTCTTGACGCCCTATCAATCGCTGTTGGTTATTGGACGCAGCAGATGGCTGCTAGTGCAGACCAATCGATGGTTGATAGACAACAAGAACTACTTCATCAGGAACTACAAGACTTCACTGATAGCTTCCATAAAAGAAGCAACAGCTCTAAAGCGGTCCTTTGGATGCAGTCGTAGTCGCTATTGCTCCTACTCCTTTGTTATAACAAACCTTTAGCTGTATATATAAAGTGTTTTTCTATTTAGTTTAAATACAGTTATATTACTATAGCTATACCTTGTAATACTAAAGTTAAGGTTTAGATTTACTAGGTCTACGTCTGTAGACACAATTATCCTTAAAAAGACCTATTTAACGATCACCTATCAATCAGTCCGTTTAGAGATGTTAGCGAAAGAACGGAGTATGAGCTAACTAAATAACTGGTATATTGATGTGGAGGAGCTGTAGTATTTGTAGGTGTACTCTATGTATCGAAGAGGAATAGGAACTACTACAACAAGCGTCAGCTAATGTAACCTATGTTGATGTTGTTGCTTATTGCTTATCTATAAAACCTATTAAGAATACCTATCGGTATGTTCAGCTTAAACGTCGTTTATGACGACTATCTAAATCTCATTATTATAACGATCTCAAGCCGAAGGGACTCTGTCAATACTAAATGAAAAAACATCAGTAAGTAAGAGGGGTACAGGAGGGCGTCAGATTTACCTATCATTTAATCTCATTTATTGTTATACTACTACTAGTGATGAATATCAACGATCAAACAGATACCCTCCAGTACGAACTGGCAAAGCTTGTATATAGGTTCAAGAGCGAATACGATTTGAACGATTACACTATAGCTGGATGCCTGGACTTCTGTAAGCTGTCTGTACTGACGGAAACAGATGATGTTATCTTTGCAGGTGAACCTGACAACGCATTAGACATGCTTAACACTGGAGAACTAACGGAGGACACCGATGAAGAAGAAGACAACACCGACGACGAAATCTACCCAACCTTCTAAAGCTGCTATTGACCTCGATCCCACTCTGCCGATCATTAAGATCGTGTCAGAGGAGGAAGAGATGCACGTAAAGATGGAGCTGGAGATGGAAGATGAAACCCACGATATGCTTGTTAAATGGGGCAAAGAGATAGCTTCCGATGAGGACTACATTAATATCGCTATTGCGGACGGGTTAAAGCATCTCATTCATCGTGCCGATGCAACGCATTAACTTCCTTACGGTCGATTAATGCTTGATATAACAAGCGATAAGTAGTACTTCGCAGCAGACCCTCGAAAGGTTTCGTTACAAAAATTTGAGCGGCTTACGCTATATACGCGCGCATTAAAATCCCCCGCAGGTACCCGCAAGATTCTTATAGGGGAGGGATGTTATTTGTAGAAATATAATAAAATGCACTTATACTTAATACGCTGTTTGCCGGAAGTTCCTGATTTGCATTAGTTTACAGAAAACACGATTGTACTTACAATAGGCATTATGTCTAATTAGCTTTATTTTTTTTTCGTTATTGCAAGTCAGTTGCATTAATATCGATCGATCAAAGCCAGTACCGGTAGTGTCAAATGCTTGGTTCTGAATTGATAATTGATTCTCATTAGTCGTCTGTATCTTTTTCGCTTTTCAGGTTCTAAGTTCAAAAATAAATGAACCTTTTGAACAACTCTTATCTTACTATTAGCTCCAGTTATACACCTATTAGCTAAACTTCAAAGATTATCGATTCGATAGAAAATAACATCGAAGTATTGACAAGTTTTAGATTTTCAATCAATAGGTGATTCCATGCTTTGCAATTAAGTAGAGCACAAAACCAAAATATATCATATGAAAATCATTACCAACAACCACTACCGCCCAGTTTTATACTGGAATGAACTAACAACCAAAGAGCAAGACGAGCTTAAAGATTCNTACGATACA